AAAGAAGTTGCTTCGGCATATTCGTTCTGTTGTAAGCTTATCATCTCTCTCATTTTCTCTTCTACTACAGGGTTTGACTCTATAATAGCAAGTTGTTTAATTGAATCAATGCTCTCAGTTGTGAGTATTTCTCTATCGAGATAAGCCTTTGCTACATCCGTTATATTAGAAAAATAAAGATTGATTTCTTTTATTTCGGGTATGATAACATCTGCGTTTAAATCTGTTAGCAGGTTAAAGAATTCGATAGAATGATTAAACTCTTCTAAATGTTGTCCTTCAAAATGCTTTGCTAAATTATCTAAACCTTTGTTTCTTAAGAAACCGCATATATACATATACAAATTAGAGTTATATTTTTCATGCCCAATTTGTTCACATATTGAATTTCTTAAAGTATCACTTATTAACATATTTTAACCTCCTTTTAGACTTTACCACCTCGCCCAATATTAGTCCCCTGAGCACGAGTTTGGTCTCCTTCATCTGAAAGCTCGCTGTCTTTCTTTCTTGGTCTACCTTTAGGGGCACTACCCGCTCCCCCGGAAGTAGCAACCTTTGCAGATATGTTGGCTTCCGTAGTTTGCATGTTAGCTTCCGCAGTTTGTTTTGCAATCTTATCCTGTTGAATAAACATCGGATTGGTTAGCATTCCCATGAAGTTCGTGCCCTTAGCTTCTTCCATATGCTTTCTCATTACAGAAGGTTTCATTCCAAGAGAAGCGGCTATTTTCTGGGGCAATACAATCCCGTTATCAAATAAATCCATTGCTTTGGTATACCTGAATTCTCTATTTAAAAAGAAGGTAGTTCCTTCAAATTCGAATCTGAATTTGTATTTTTGAGTATACCTGCTTGCCCAGTAATTCATGAATGCCCCGAATTGGTCATACAATGCTGTCATCATTTGTTCATCAACATTTAAACTAAGTTGTGTTTCAATTGCATTAGGTTTAATATCACTACTGAATATCAAGTTTGTGTTAATACCACTTGATGCTAAAGCTGTTCTAAGGTAACTATCATACAATTCATTATCATTTTTAAACTCTATGCCCTGCATATTCTCCAAAGGAGCAGATGCAATTTTAACAGAATCAGATAGCGCACTCTTAACAAGAGCCATGAATTTCCCCAATAAGTCTGGACTAATTGCGATTGAATCTTTAACTGTTGCTTTTGCTTCTTTATTAAGATATGGGACTTCTCCCATTATTATCTTGCTTGCAGAAGCCATCGCAACGTTCTTTTGTAATGTTCGCATCAATGGTTGTAATACAAGGTCATTAAATAGGGGTGTAAAATAAGGAAGTCTTGTAGCTAATTCCGGAGTAAGTTTAAAGCATACCCCAACGTCCACAGGTACATCCACCCAGTAAATCCAAGAAGAACTTCCTCTTAGTTCTGGTGGCAACTCCGGGTCGTAAGTGGGCGGCTTTTTTCCATCCGTACCCCAAAGTTCAATAAACTTCTCTGTGAAAAACTTAGGGTATAAATCCAAGTCCACGCCCGGTTGCATAAACCAATACATGTTAAAACTGAACAAGAATCCATTTCCCCATCTACCTGTTATTTTGCAATATTGAGAAGGTAACTCTTGAAGTACTATTGCATCTCCAACATCTCGCATACAACCAAAATAAGCGTCATTTCTAAGCATCTCTTTTACAACAATTCTAAACTCTTTTAAGTAGTCAAATCTGTCAAGAAATTCTTCGATTGTCTCAAGTTCTCTCTTATACTTTAATGTTGGATAATCTTCGGGCTTTGCATTAGATGTATAAGTTATATCAAAAGCAAGCATATTTCCAAGATAAGAAAGCAACCTTTTATAAACCATAGATGTTAATTCAAAGGATTGAGAAAACTCTTGAAGATTTCTCTCATTATCCTTCGGAGACTGCATAGCCTCATCGAGCATAGTTTGGGTTGCGGCGAGAGGATTAAGGTTTATGTCTCTCATTCTAGCAGATAAGAGCTCTGGGCTCATATACATTGAGCCGTAAGCTGTAGATAAACTACGTGAAAACTCAATTACATCCCAGACCTGCTTTTCTGTAAGAATTACGGTTTCTTCATCATCGCTTTTTACGATAGCCGTATTGCTCTTTACAATGCCTTTGTTTTTAGCCATTTGCACCTCCTTTATGTTTTTTTATTTCTTTGTTCATATGTTCTCCAATTTAAAAGACTCTAGCTACTTCAAGAAAGGCTTGTTCATCTGTTTCACCACTTACTTCTTTAAGTAAATCTAAATCCATTAAGGATACGTAGTAGTTAAGGTAGCTTACAGATGTATATCTATCTTTTTTAGCTCCTTCTGGTTGTTCGAGCTTTAATTTGCCGTTTATCATATTCATATCTAGAGAAATAGATTCGTTTATAAAAAGGGTTGTTTGAAGATGAGCTTGCAAGAGGTATGCTCTTACTTCGCTGTCATACTGGTCAAGTATATCTTTGTTTCCAGATTTTATTAAAAACTCTTCTTCTTCGTTATCATCAACCAAATACTTTATTAGTTTATTTCTCATTCTTTCTTTAAATTTTACTGCTATACGAGTATTTAAATCTCCTGTAGCTAGGATTGGATAGATACAAGGAATAGCGTCTCTGCCCTTTGTTCTAGAAACTAGTTCGTCATATAACGAATTATCAACAAGGTCAGACCTTATAACTGTATAAGATGGGTAATCTTCACCTCTTATTTCATCGTGAGTAATAGAAGATAAACCATCAAAAACGCTAATTCCCGCATTCAGTAAGTCAAGAACAAGAGTATCCCCTCTAAACTCTTCAAATATTCTCTTTATTCTTAGGGTTTGGTCGTCTGTGCGCTTTCCATTATAAGATTCCATGTAGACAACTTCTGTTTCCCACCCTTTTTTAGTATTGGGGAGCAGTCTTGCACAAGTAACAATTGTATTATCCCTTCCCGCTCTCATAGCAACATCAACCGATACTATTCTTTCCTCGTTAATAAGTTTTTCAATGTCGTATGGATTCCTCTTTCCTGTTATAAACATTTCATCGGTCATTGGTCTCCAGCTTCTTTTTATTGACCTGTTAAACAAACCAAGTTTATAAAAAGATGCAGATGAAGACCCGTATGGTATATTACCATATTCCATCAAAAAAGCAATGGGGTCGTTAAAGTCTCTTTTGTCTTCGATTATTTGCTTTTTGGTTTTAATACCATGTTTCAATGTAATCAGATAGTCAAAAAATATAGCTCTAACATCTTTATTACCACTGGCTATTTGTCTTAACAGTTTTTTAGCTTCTGGATACCATTCGTAACTCTTATAATGTGCGCTTGTTATTATTATTTCAAGAGACTCTTCACGCAATTCCTCAATTTCTGAATATTCTGGTAGTTTCATATATGGAGCTTGTCTACTTATTCTGAAGGGTCTTATGATTGAATCAATAATCTCGCTAGGAATAAGTCTTCTTTCTTCTAAAACAGTTACGTTTGAACGGTTACCTCTAGCTCCTTCGCCAGAAACAACAACTTTAATTTTAGAACCGTTATAGAATTCCATTTCCCACTTATTCATATTTGTTGTTAAATTACTGCACTCTCTACGTATATTTGGATGCTCGTCATATAAAGCTTTACATTTATCTGATATGATTAGCCCGGCTTGTGCTTTTGTAGACGAAGCTAAAATAACAGTTGTCCCGGGGTATAATATACATCTTGCAATAGAGTAAACAGCGATTAACCAAGATTTCGCACTCGCTCTAGATGCAATTCCTAAGAATTTTGTAGAACGAGACATTAATGTTACCCAAAATCTTTGATAGGGGAATAATATAACTCCCATATAATGTTCTATAAAAAAAGATATGTTATTTCTATAAAATGTAACCCAAGAGCGAATCCTGTCCCTTTTTGCCTCATCAAAAACCTCAGCCGTAACTATACCTTCTGCGTCTCCTGACTTTTGATAATATTTCATTCCGGAAAGAGGGATACTCTTTGTTTTTTTTCTAGCCATGTTTACTCCCCTTCCGGGTCATCGCTAATATCTGAGAATAAATCATCCTCGTCAAATATTTCTGTATCGTTTCCTTCCTCGATGTTAAAGTCCCTGCTTTGTGTTATGAAATTCTTTATTGCCCTAACGATATACTTTTCATAGTATTCTTCTACGTTAGCTACATCACGATACATATCTCCACGAGGGTCATTTTTCATCCATTGGGCGGGTTCATATTGCTCAATATCTCGTATCCATTCTCCAAACCTTTCTGAACCAATTTCTCCATTTTCTTTATCTTTTGAACTAGGGGCTATTTTAAGACTTTTCATAATATCCTGTAAACCCTTAATTAATTTATCTGTAGCGTCACCTGCTGTTCTTGCGTTTTTTAACTCCAGAAGGGTATAGCAAACTTGTTTTAAAAGACTTACCTCAGTATAATTTGCTGCGCTAAATGTTTTTGTAAATTCAACATATTCTGCTTGCAAGTATTTTATCTCATCTGGCGTATAGTCTTTTCCCCAAAAATCAATTATACTTTGGGGTATTTGTACTTCGGTATTTAGTTCTTTACTTGTAAAGATAACGCCAACATCTTCATAACTCATATCATCAATACCACTTTTATCCATTGACTTTTTTGTAGCTGTCAACTTTTGCTTATATATCCCAAAAACGGCATTTACATTCTTACCGCTGTCAATAATGGTTTGTATATGCGTTTTTGTTGCAGATAGAGCATCATTCGAGTACATTATATTGAGAGATGTGCATAGTTTATGTATGCTTTGCTCTATACTGTTTGTTTCTTTATAAACTTCGTCGTACATTTCCTGAATGCATGCTTTACATACAGACATTATCATTGATTTATCAACAAAGCCCAAGTCTACTGCTTCATAGAAATCACCCGCAGGGCGCATGTCAATACAGCGTCTGCACCATGATTCAGAAATCTTAAGACCTGATTTTGTGGTTATTTCTTTTCTTACTGGCATTGAATACCTCCTAAAATTAGATAATAACCACGTGGTTATTATAATTGC